ATCAACGGCGAGCGCGCGGCGGATGGCGCTTCGATGCCGGGGAGAACGACAACGCCGGTCAGGCGAATGTAGTCAGATGTAGATGCAACGCCGTTGATCTGGCCGGGGCCACTGTAGTAATTCGTGGTCAGCCAATTGCCCGCAGATGGCGCGATCAATGATGATCCTGCCGCCGCCGCAAACGTGATTTTCATTCCCGCAAGATTAGTGGTTTCCCACACGCCGTCAGTGCAGCCGGGGATCGTGATCGTATTGTACTGCGGCACCCCTGATGCTGCGTGTGTGTAGTTGAACGCACAGCACCTATTGCCTGCGTTATTGCGAACTGCACCGCCATACACCCCGGCCCTGAATGCGTTCGACCAGAAGCTGATCGTGATCGGCTGCGCGTTCGCCGTGCCCCACGCCAATCGCGAAGTGCGATAACCTTCTATCGTGTGCAGAAGAATGGCGAAATCATTGGCCCCCAATGTTGTTTGCGCGGTGGCTGTGTTCAGATAAACGGAGTTGGTAAACCCGGTAAAAACCACGGCGGCGCTTTGTGCTGACCCGGCAACCATCGTACCGGCAAAACCCAGCTTCCAGCCATCCAGTGGATACGTCCCGTCAACATTTGTCCCGGTTGTACCCCTCTCCTGACTGACCTCCATCGACCCGTTGATCTGCATGCCGTTGTAGGCGAGCGCGTCGAAGGGGGCTGCGTAGATGTTCTTCCGCGCGGTCGGTGCCGTCGCGGTCAATTCCGAAAGGTTGTTCACCGCCATCATATCGCCGGTGCCGGTGCCGTCGAGGCCAGGCTGACCCCCGATCGACAGCAGCCAGTCGGCATGCGTGCCGGAGCCGTGGATCTTGTCCGCCGTCATGGCAAGCGACGTGCCGGTGTAGGTCGCCACGCCTTCCATCCAGTTATTCAAATTCGCAGCACTCGCCGCCCTTACCCGTGCGCCGTTGTAGGCGAGCCCCGATTGCGTGGTGAAGGTCGCAGGCCCCGTCGCGATCAGGATTGACGTCGCCGAGGTGCCGCCATAGCCGAGCGCGGTCAGTCCATAGGACGGCACCCAGACGCCGCCGCTCTTGACCCACCAGGCGCCGGTGTCGGGCTTGAACGCCATCTGGCCTTCGTCGCCATAGCTCGGGTCCGGCACGGTCTCGTCGGCGCCGACAATGAACGGCAGCCCGTCGACGTGCAGCTTTTCCAGCATGACGCCGACATCTTCGGCCGCGGCAACGCCGACGACGCGACCGACGTAGTTCTGCTGGATCGCGTAGGTGCCGCCAGCAACAGTCGCGCCAGGCCACGGCGTGATCTTCAGATGCGTGACGTCGGTGACTTCAGTGATGATGGCGACGCCATCCGCACGGGTAAAGAAATCGCCCTCGCGCGCGTTGATGCCGGACCACATGCAGCCGGTGCCGGTGACGACAGTGCCGAGGTTCGACACCGACACCGTGCCGGTGATGTAGACGGGAAGCGTCATGTCAGCCTTTCACGCAATGCGGTTATCGGATCGACGCCATCAGGCGCCGGCTTCCATGTTTTGATCATGTCGGCGGCATCGCCGGTAAGGTCGCGCAGCATCCGCCGGTAATCGACCCAACGGTGTCGATCGTTGCCGTGGTGCGGATAGTCATCAAACATATATTCACTGGTACGCCGCAGTTCGGCAAACACCGCTTCCTGCACTTCGCGCTGCGTCGGCAACCTGGAAAGGCGTCTTTCTTCGGTGGTCTTTTCCACCACCGCGTTTGCGGCGACATCAAATTTTTCGTTCAACGGTTCGGGCTGAAACGGCTCGTCGAATACCGCCAGGCTCATTCCATCTGGCGCAACAGGGTTGGACTGGTTTGTCCAACCCATGATTTCGCCATCGGATGCACGATAGTAGATCGCAAAGATCATCGCTTGCCCACCATTGCCCACAGCGTGCGTGTCAACAGTTGCGGACTGCCGGTAGCCCCTGAAGCGTAGCCAACCTGCACCGTGTGATTTTCAGCACCTCCGGCAGCCGTAAACGATCGCGAGCCGGTCAGGGACGCCGTACCGTCCTGGCTGTTGGTGACTTGCACTGCCATCACGTTAGCGCCGTCGATTATGAGTTGAGACCCGGGTGCGGCACCCGTCCCGCCGTAGCCGAGAACGCCGGCAAAGCTGGCAATGATGGTCAATGACTTGCCGGCCAGACCGGTAGTATCGAATGCAAGGTTGACGCTGCTGACTATAACAAGAGCGCCGCCCGTGTTGGGGATGGCGTCGCTGCGCGTCTCCGCCACCGGGACGACGACCGCAAAGTCGCCGATGCTCAGGCTCTTGACCGACAGCGCACCGATCTTGCCGCTGTCGCTTGTAATCGTACCCGTGACCAGCCGGTCGGCGGTGATCGTGTTGGCAGCGATCTCGTTGGCTGTGATCGTGCCGGCAACTATCTTGCTGGCGTCGATGGTATGCGCCGCAATCTGGGTTGCGGTAATGTCGCCGGCGATGATCCGCGAGCCTGCGATGGTCCCGGTGGCGTACATGTCGCCGCGCAGTGCGACCTTGGTGACGCCGCCGACATCGGCCACGCCAAAGATCGGCACCGGTGACCCGCCGCCAACGCCTGGTCTTGCGATCAGGAAATTGTCAGTGATGAACGTGGTCGACGCCGAGCCTGGCGTGCCGCCGTTGATAATCTTGAACCCGGATGCGTAACCGTTGACGTCAAGAGCGACACCATAGGCCGCCGACGCCCAGCCCTCGATGGACGCAATCGCGGTCGCGTTGACGGTGATCGCCGCGGTGTTGGCGCCAACGCTTGCCTCGACCGTATCGATGCTGGATGCCAGCGCGGTATCGGCGTCGACCATCACCGTTTCAAGGTGCGTGATTGACGCCGATGCGGTCTCGACGGTCGCATTCAGTTGGGTTCGGACCTCTTTCTGGTCAACCCAGTTGCGCTGACCCATGGTCGACACAACCGTCGCCATCCGCTGCTCGACCTCGAGAATGCGATCGTGGATCGCGTCCATCACGGATGTAACCTGCACCGCGATCCATGCCGGGATATCGGCGACCGGCTCTTCCGGCGTCACCACGTCGAGCCAGTCCGACCACAGCATATCGCGCGGCGATGACGGCAGATATTGCCCGCGCACCTGATAGGCGGTTTGCGGGATCAGCCCCTGCGAAATCAGCAGCGCGCCTGCGGCAAGCTGGTCGGTGCGCCCGCGGGTGACGTGGCTGAGATCGGCGGTCAGCCGCACCTCGTATTGAATGCCGACGACGCCCGGCAGCGTGCCGTCCCAGGTGATGCGGATCGCGACACGGCGGCCGAGCCCATCGGCGTCGTAGAGGATGGTGCCTTCGGCATACCAGTCGACCACGCCCTGCGGCACCGGCCGCGGGAACGATGTCGGCCCGGTGGCGACGCCGGTGTAATCGGTGACGTGATCCCAGTCGTAGTCTGCCGGGTCGACCTCGGTGACGTTCATCACGACGTCGAGGTTGGCGCGGTCAGTTACCTGATCGACCCGGAACAGCTTGTCGACATAGCCGTTGCGAAACGAATTCCAGGTGCCGACGTCGCCTGGCTCGACGACCCAGTAGACCGGCGGGAACGGCAGTACATGGGTGCGCGCCCGCTGCGCTTCCTCGATGCCGCTCTTTTGCAGGCGCTGCACCTGCTCGGGATACGGCACCATGTCGAACGATGGCGCCGCCATCAGCCGGCGGTGACCGTCGCGCGCCTCGAGGTCGGTGCGGTACAGCGGCGGCGCGGTCGCGGTCTGCCAGCCTTCCGCCGGGTTCGGGTATGTCCCTTGTATGCCGTTGACGCTGTCGGCCAGCGAGAAGAACGGCCGGAACACCTGCTGTTCGCTCGACAGCAGATCGGCGTCGGTCCAGGCAAATGTCGCACTGTCCGGCGCCCCGAGGTGGATCTTGTAGAACCCGCCGATCTCGCTCAGCCGGCCCTGGCACGCGGTCAGCAACGCCTCGATCGCATTGGCCGGCTGCGCGTCGATATTGATCTGGCCACCGGCGCGATAGGTCGGCTCGGTGCCTGACGTGCTGGCGATCAAATCCCGGCATTTGGCGATCTGCACGTTCCAGTTCGCCGCCGGCAACCGCGCGCCACCGGTCATGTTTTGCAGGCCGTAGAACCAGCCGCCGGCATAGCGGATGCCGCGCAGGATGTTGTAAGCCTGCACCGCCGGCAGTTGATCGCCGTCGCCGCCCCAGGTCGCGGGATCGGAATAGCGGTGAGCGCCCGCGCCGCCGTTGGTACTGTCCTTGCTCGGGTCGTAAAGCGGGATGCCGCTCAAGACGAACTTGAAGGTCGGAAATCCCGTGAACAGGGTATCATCGACCAGCGCGGTCGCTATCACATAGGCGACACCGGTGCCGACCCTGGTCGACGGATATGGCCGCTCACCCGAACTGACGTAGCCGACCAGGAACGGATCAACCGCGGTTTGCGTGCCGTCGTAATACTTGATCCACAGATGCTGCGCGCCGTCCTTGGCGTATTCAGCGACCGCGGTGCCGAGGTTGCCGTCGACAGGACCCGATAGCGTGCATTTCTCGCCGTTGATCCAGACCTCGAGCAGTTGCTCGCGCGGCAGGTCAGAGACCGCGATCACCTGCGTGAGGTACGCATTCGGCGTCTCGCCGGCGTTGCCCCAATAGTTGGCATAGACGAGGCTGCCCGCCGTCATGTGGCGGCCGAGCCCGAACGATCGCGGCACGTCACCGCCAGCCGCCAGCGTCCCCTGCGTTCCGAAATGGTCCTGCGCCGCCGGCTTGTTGGTATCTTCCTGGCCCGACAGCGACTTCATCACCGCCGAGACGGCATAGGTCGCGGCGATCGACAGCCCGACCGCGGCAACGCCGATCGCAAACGTTGACGTGATGCCGATGGCGCCGAGTATGGCGGTCGCGGCCAGCGTAAAGATCGCCACTCAGACGGCTTTCAGAAAGTGCGTTTCGGCAACCCGATAGCCGCGGCGCAGATAGAGCCGGCCGACCTGCGGATCGTCGCCCATGCCGGCCATGCCGATGAATGTGCAGCCCTGGTCGCGCGCCCATAGCTCATAGCCGTTGAGCATCTTGACCGCACCGAGCCCGCGATAATCCGGCTCGATCCACCAGACGGTTTCGCGCGCGATCCACACCGGCCCAAACGGATGCTCGTGAGCAACCGCCATCAGAACGCCCTGCACTGCGCCCTCGACATCGTGCAACAGGC